GCCCTACTGGACGGACCTCCGCCAGATCGCCCAGCACAAGGCCCGCGCTATCTACGAACCCATCACCCCCAACACCAAATGACCGCCACACCCGAGCAACAAGAAACCATCCTGCCAAACCACGGCCCGATCCACATTCCCAGCCCAGCCGGCCCGATCCCTGATTGGCGCATCCGCCAACTTGCGGAGCAGGGCATGATCAGCCCGTTTGAGCCGGGGAAGATCCGGCAGGTGGAGGCGCATTCTCCCGATGCCCCGTGGCACACCTGGTCGAATTGGTCGTACAAGCGCCGGGTCATTAGCTTCGGCTGCTCTTCCTACGGCTACGATCTCACGCTCTCGCCCAAGGATTTCCGCATCTTCAGGCACGTCCCTGGCCTGATTATTGACCCCAAGAACTTTGATGACCGCTGCCTGGCTCACGCAGATCTACACCACGATGAGCAGGCTGGCGACTACTTCATCCTCCCCGGTCACACCTACAGCCTTGGGGCAGTAATCCCATATCTCAAGCTCCCGCCCAACGTCACCGCCCAGTTCATCGGCAAGAGCACCTACGCCCGCTGTGGGATCATCGTCAACCTCACCCCTGGCGAAGCTGGCTGGGAAGGTTACCTGACCCTGGAAATCAGCAACTCATCCGGGGCTGACTGCCGCATTTATGCCAACGAGGGCATCTGCCAGGCGCTGTTTTTTGAGGGCCTGCCATGTGACAACGCTTACGGCGAGGGCAAGTACCAAAAGCAGGCGGCTGGCGTGACATTGGCGAGGGTCTGACGAATGCAAGCGTCGCCGATGACCAACCCAACCCCACCCCGTGGCCGATTTGTGGTCCTGGAAGGGATCGACGGCTGCGGCAAGACCACCCAGCTGGAGGCCCTGCGCCAATGGCTACCTGGTAGTGGCCTGCTGCCCCCTGGCGCCGGCGTGACCGTGAGTCGAGAGCCTGGGGGAACCGCCCTGGGGCAGGCGTTGCGGGCCCTGCTGCTGCACCCTCCTGGGGAAGCGGCGCCCGTGCCCAGAGCAGAGCTGCTGCTCTATGCAGCCGACCGTGCCCAGCATGTCGAAACCGTCCTCCGGCCCGCGCTGGAGCGGGGGGATTGGGTGCTGTGCGATCGGTTCACCGGATCGACCGCCGCCTATCAGGGTTATGGCAGGGGCTTGCCCCTGGCTCTGATTGACACGCTGGAAAGCCTGGCCACAGGCGTTTTGCAGGCTGATCTCACCCTCTGGCTGGATGTGCCTCTTATTGAGTCCTGCTGGCGGCGACGTGAGCAACTGGCTGATCGCCTTGAGGAGGAGGGGGTGGCGTTCCTGGCCCGTGTAGATCATGGATTCGAGCGCCTGGCCGACCAACGGGGCTGGACCCGCATCGATGCAGGCAAGCCGGTAGCTGCCGTGACGGGGGACTGTTGCCGCGCCATGGTCCGCACCTTTGCGGGGCAAGCATGACCCTGGCCGATACATTTCCTGCATTGCTCTTCCCAATATGCAATAATGGCTTAGACTTTCTACAATCATAGAGGCCCGCCCCTTGGTAACCCTCAGGGATCTCAAACCTGACCCCCGCAACGCCCGGAAGCGCACCGACCGCTCAGCCTCCCTGATTCAGGAGTCGCTGCAGCGGTTTGGTGCTGCCCGCAGCATCGTGATTGACGAGGACGGAAGGATCCTCGCCGGCAATGGCACCGTCGAGGGGGCCAAAGCCGCAGGTATCAGCAAGGTGCGGATCATCGAAACCGAAGGTGACGAGATCGTTGCCGTGCGGCGCACGGGGCTGACAGAGGAGCAGAAGATCGGCCTAGCTTTGGCCGACAACCGCACCAGCGATCTCAGCGAGTGGGACGGGCTGATGCTGCAGCAGCTAAGCGAGACGCACGACATAACGCCATGGTTTGAGCCGGAAGACTTAGAGGCGATCCTAGGTGGAGGTGAACAACAAGTTGCCGAGCAACTTCCACCTGAGGATTTTCCTGAAGTGGACGATGACATCGGAACCGATCACCGTTGCCCGTCGTGCGGCTACGAGTGGAGCGGCAAGCCGAAATGACGAAGCCGCCTTACCGGGTGCCGTCAATGGCCGAGATCGAGGCTCTGCCGTGGAACGGATACCGGGTTGCTTCGACCTTCAGCGGCTGCGGTGGCTCATGCCTGGGCTACCGAATGGCGGGCTACCGAGTGGTCTATGCCAACGAGTTCATCGAAGAAGCGCAGCGGACCTACAAGGCGAACCACCCAAAGAGCTACCTCGACACGCGGGACATTCGGGAAGTCAAGCCAGAAGACGTGATGGAGAAGGCGGGCGTTGAGCGCGGCGAGCTGGACTTGCTCGATGGATCACCGCCGTGCTCAGCGTTCTCGACAGCAGGGAAGCGTGAAGCTGGATGGGGCAAGGTCAAGGCTTACAGCGACAAGGCGCAGCGGGTTGATGATTTGTTTTTCGAGTACGTCCGGCTGATCGACGGGATCCGGCCGAAGGTTTTTGTGGCTGAGAACGTCAGTGGCCTGGTGAAGGGAACAGCGAAGGGCTACTTCAAGCGGATCCTGGCGGCACTGCGGGAGCCCGGCTACCGGGTGAGCTGCCGGGTGCTTGACGCCCAGTGGCTCGGCGTTCCGCAGATGCGGCAGCGAACCATCTTCGTTGGTGTGCGAGAGGATCTCGGGCTGGAACCGGTTCACCCGTCACCGCTGCCCTACCGCTACACCGTTGGCGAGTCGGTCGAGGGATTGCCGGCCAGCGGCGAGGCAAAGCGGCTTAAGCCTGGGACCGATAGGCACCGCTACTGGCTCGCGACGGAGCCTGGCACCGCACTCTCAAAAGCGTGCAAGAAGCTGACAGGGAAGAACAGCTTCCTGACGCACGTCAAGCAATCGCCGCACCGTCAGGCGAACACGATCACGCAGGGCATGCAGCAGCTTTACCACTGGGCCGAGCCTCGGACCTTGACGCTTCAGGAGCTGCGGCGGATTGGCGGCTTCCCCGACGACTTCGATTTGACCGGCAACTTCACTCAGCGCTGGGAGCGGATCGGCCGCGCCGTGCCGCCCCTGATGATGTCCCGGATCGCCGGGACGATCGCCACCGAGATTCTCGACAGGCTCTGATCATGGACATCCCCAGCAACTGGACCTTCGAGACAGCGGGCGTCGCCGCAGGCTTCGACCGCCATGTGAGGGAGCAGCTGCCCTGGTACGACCTGGCGACTAACGCAATCACCCACATTGCGCGCCACTACATACCGGAGGGCGGGCTGGTCTACGACCTCGGGGCAGCGACAGGCAACATCGGCCGCGCCATCGCTCCGGTGCTGATCGACCGCAATGCCAGGCTTATCGGCATCGAACCTTCGGCTGAGATGGTCAAACGATACGAGGCCCCTGGCGAAATCGTCTGCGGCAAGGCGGAGGAGATTGAGTACGAAGCCTTTGATCTCGCCGTGGTCTTCCTGACACTGATGTTTATAGAGCCTCGGAAACGAATTCAACTAATGAATCGCCTTCGCTTGGCCTGCCGACCCGGTGGCGCGATTATCGTTTTTGACAAGCTGGAGCCGGTCGGCGGATACTTGAGCACCGTTTTCTACCGGCTAACCCTTGCTGGGAAACGTTCCGCCGGTGTTGCTTCTGAAGAGATTGTCGAAAAAGAATTGAGCCTATCTGGCGTGCAGCGCCCAATCCTAGAAAACCAGCTTGGTGGCGATTCCTATTTGTGGTTCAAGTTTGGAGATTTTGCGGGATGGGTGATTGAAAGGCCAACCGGAAAACCTGAGCCGATTTGAACAATGGCAGCTAAAGGCAGCACCCAGGCACAGACCATTGAACGCGCAGCACGCTTCGCTCGCATTATCGCCAATGGTGGCCGCCGCTCGGACTGCCTTCAGTACGCTTCAAAAAACTGGGGGGTAAGCAGTCGCACCGCTGACAACTACCTAGCCATTGCCCGTGATCAGCTTGCCGCTGATTGGGACATGGAGCGCCCGCAAATGGTTGCTGATCTGCTGGCCCAATGCTCGACCTTGCAGCTTGAAGCCCGCAAGGCTGGCCAGTTGCACATTGCCCTAGGCGCAATCAACACCGCTGCCCGGCTGGCGCAGCTCTGCTCATGACGATCTGCGGCACCCGCTCTGGCCACGTCCTGAAGCCGCCGGTTTCAACGAGCAACCCCCAGGCACCCATCGTCGGCAGCTTTGAGGCCTACATCAGGGAAGTCTGCCCATCATTCCCCTGGAGCCCGCACACCTACCGACTGGTCGCTCTGGGCCAGCGTGTCGCCGATGGTGAGCTGCGCCGCTTGATGGTGGAGCTTCCCCCGCGCCATTACAAGTCCACCATCTTCTCGATCTTCCTTCCCGGCTACTTTCTGCGCCGCTACCCGAACCGATCGGTTGGCATCGGCTGCCACACCGCCACCCTTGCCGAGGGCTTCTCCCAGGATGCCCGCGACTACTTCACCGCCTCCGGTGGCGCCCTCTCGCCCACATCGGGAGGCGTCAAGAAGTGGGGCACATCCGGCATTGGTGGCCTGTGGACCGCTGGTGTAGGCGGAGGCACCGGCAACCCTGGTGATCTGATCGTGGTAGACGACCCGATCAAGTCCCGCGAGATGGCCGATTCCGACGCCTGGCGCCGTCAGGTTCATTCATGGTGGGATTCGGTGCTGAGCACACGGGAGGAACCGGGCAACGCCGTGGTCATCGTTCACACCCGTTGGCACAGCAACGACCTGA